GCGCACTGTCATAAGGACCAGGCACGTCTCGCTTATATGCAACTAAATGCATTCTACCAGTAATAGAATTAGTAGAACTATTCATCATTTGTATTTTTTCAGTGTGTTTATCAATATAAAACCGAGCACCATCTCCGCTACCACTTGCCTGTTGTGTACCCGCTGCAGCAGAAGTATCAGTTGTATAATTTGCTTTATAAGTTGTAATGTCTGCTTGTAAATCAGTATTATTAACTACGTTAACATCCATAGAAAACATTGCTTTGCGACCACTTGTGCTTTCAGCACTAAACGCATAATTGCGTTTAAACAAAAGTGGAGGTCTGATACTTTGTGAAACCTGTTCTTGAAATGATAATACTCTCTGTGTTCCTATTACTTCAGACGAAGCAGTGGTAATACCATCACTATTATCCAACCTGTTACGAAAATTAGATCGTGCTTGCTTTGGGGTAGATTTAGGTTTGTTATACGCATTATATAACTGAACAGCACCCGTCGCAATCTGCTTAACAGCAGGAACATAAGGAATCAACTCTTTCATTCCTTGAAGACGTCTTCCACCTTTCTTGGCAACTCTCTTTGCAAATTTCTTTCCCCTTGCGGGAAACTTTTTCCTAAACATACGTTTCGGCATTTTATAATATCTATACAGATATTATAATTTTTACAAATAAACTAATTATGACACTTAAAAAAAGAAAACACTTTTTAAGATTTACTTTAAAAATGCCTAAAGTAAATTATTTTTTACAAATAAACGAATTCCCAATAATAGTAATCAAAAAAAATATACCCACCTAATCTATAAAATGGCGGACGAGGCGCATTTAGGCGGTGTTAGGCGGGAGGGGGGTAATACTCAAAACCCCCTCCCTACCCAAAAAACTTTGACTCAAGTTCCAAAGCGAAAACAACATTTCTTTACTTGGAATAACCATTCCGAAGATGACTTAGGCGGACTAATTACATATTTAGACAAGCATGCTCTAAAATATAGAATTCAAGAGGAAACCGGTGAAAACGGAACTCCTCATTTGCAAGGGTGCATCCAATTTGAGAAAGAAATTAGAAGCACTGTCTGGGACAGCAAAAGTAAAGGTCATTATGAAAAGTTAAAAGGTTCATGGGAAGAAGCAGTTGCTTACTGTAGCAAAACTGCGACCAAAACTGGTCGCGAATGGTCAAAAGGATTACCAAAACCATTGAGACTAATAACAAATCTTTATCCTTGGCAAGAAGAATGTAAAAGAATTTTAACTTCCGGCGACTATGACGACCGGAAGATATATTGGTTCTGGGAACCAAACGGAAACATTGGTAAATCACAATTCGCTAAATACATGTATGTTCATCATAAAACACTTTACTTAGGAAGTGGAAAATATGCAGACCTAATGAACCTTGTGTTCAATGCAGATATGGATGTCTGTGAAAGTATAATATTTGATATACCCAGAAGTCAAAAAGACCATATAAGTTATAGTGCACTTGAAAGTATTAAAGTAGGTCTAATTACAAATACAAAATATGAAACCGGTATGAAAGTCTTTAACCCACCAATTGTAATGGTGTTCGCAAATTGCGCACCCAACTTAAACGATGATAATCTAAGTCGTGATAGATGGGTTATTAAACGACTCGATGAACCTGGTATTATGAGTGAAAACTGAAAGTTTTCACACTTTCCCTGCGCCACTAATAATGGGGGGGGCGGTACCCCCCCATTATTAGTTTGCTGTGTGCTACGCACTACAGTCGCTTCGCGACACATACATAATGCCTTATACTCCGTAAGGGATTATATTTTTTTTGTCTCGTGAAACGGAACTATCGCCGTTTCACTTCGTATGTTTTAAGCATCAAATTCTGCTGCAGTATCAATAAGACCAGTATCTGGATTTATTGTCTGCTGTTGACTAGCAGCAATAATAGCAAGTGGTGTAGTCTGTAAAATGATCTTTGAGCGCAAAGTATTTTTCATACCAAGAATTCGCGTTGACTCGCGAACCACCGACAACTGTCCAGTGCCGATACTAATAATACCGTCGCCTGTAGCAACGTTAGAATCGCCAACTATCTGACCCTGAAACTCAACCACAATTGAGTATGAAATTCCAGCAAGATGAATATATGAAACCTGTTCTTCTCTTGTGCAAACTGGGAGGTCATTAAATATGAATGATTTGTTCAGTTGCTGCCCAGGTTTTAGAGCAAAATCAATACTTGATACTTTTCTAAACCAATAGTTCCAACCTTCTTTTACGTGCGGAGACGAAAAAGATAATTGAGGGTCCAAGAATGCACATAGACCAGTAGGCGCAATACTCGAACCAGGCATATTTTTAGTAATTGAAAAATTTACACTGTTAGCACCAGTGTTATTAAAAACCCACCCATTTCCAACTGATTGCTCGTTGCCCGCACCAACAACTTGAGCAGGGGGTGCAAGAGTAGAATAATACATTAACATGTTAACAGGATTAAGAAGCGCACTGTCATAAGGACCAGGCACGTCTCGCTTATATGCAACTAAATGCATTCTACCAGTAATAGAATTAGTAGAACTATTCATCATTTGTATTTTTTCAGTGTGTTTATCAATATAAAA